ATATTTTTCTAGCTATTCTTGAAACTTCCCAAAAAACTATTTTAGTATAGATCTTTTTACTAATAGCTTCAAATAGTTCATTAAATTCTTTTCTGTCATCTATTCTTCCACTTTCAATATCTTGATAAACTTTTAAAACTTCATAATTTTTTTCTTTACAGTAGTCCAAACATTTTTTTAACTGGATGTTAAGGGAGCTCTCACTCCCATTATCCTTACTTTGTTCTTTTTTAGAAACTCTTATATAAATAGCTACTTTTTCCATTTATGAAGCCTTTTTTCTTAAAATTAATTTTTTATAAAGTTCTTCAATTTGTTCAACTACTGTATTTTTTATTATATCATCTCTTTTTTGTTCCATATTTCCTCCTACTAACTTCAAGAAATTTTCTTTTCTTTGTCCATATTAGCTAAAAATCCTAGATTAGTTAAAATATTGTGTATTTTCAACCTACCTTTTTGAGTCCATTTTGTTAGAACAACTGTTTTATCTCTTCCATCTTTCGTTTTAATTGGAGTTGTTTCAGATTTCGTATAGCCTTTATTCATATGTTCAGAGTATAAAAGCCATTGACCATTCACATTCCTAATAAATCTTTCATCATGTAATATTTTATTTAATCTAATTCCTGATATTCCATAATCTGCTGCAATCTGTGTTATTGCCATTGTATCCTCAGTAGATAAAATTTTATCTAAATATTCTTTAGCTGGCTTTAACTCAATTATCTGTTTATCTTTTTCTTTATTTTCTAAAATTAATTGTTCATTTTGTTTTTTAGTTTTTCCAAACTCTATTAACATTTCTCCAATTTTCTCAGGGCTTTTCATCATAACTTCAAATACATTGTCAGTTAAATACATTCCAGTCTTTCTGATACAAGGTAATATTTCATCGCATACCCTATCTTGAAATTTTCTAGCGACTTCATTATTTGCTTTCATACATAACTTATAAAATATATTTTCTTGAATATATTCAGGTAAATTCTCTTTTCCAACCCCATCGCCACAAGTGGCGATGCCAAATTCTTTTAAATATTCTTTTAATCTAGCCCATCTAACTACTGTATTTCCACTCTTAGCTTTATCAGTTATACCTAAACCTTTTGCAACATCTTCAAGATTTAGCCAAGCAGTACCTTTTTCATCTATATATCCTCTTACATTATTTATTGTTACAATCTCATTCATTTTTACCAACTCCTTTTTATTATAAAAGTTCATTAAAAGTTATTTCACTATGTACCCAATAAAAATATTTATTAGACATATCTATAAGTCTATTCACTTCTTTTTCTATATTTAAAATCTTAACTGTCTTTTTTAACCTAAATAAATCTTTTATCATCCTAGTCCATGAACTTAATGTTCCAATAAAACCATCTGGAAGTCTTTGAATTTTATCATCTATAGTTGTAAGTGGTTTCTCTCCACATCCAGCAATAGATTTTTCAATAGATTTTATTAAAAGATTATTGTAAAAAAAATTTTCCCTGACATCTTCTGCCTCTTTCTCTGTTTCAAAATTTTCACTAAATAATCTATCAGCTAAAACTCTACTCTTACATATTTCCATATAACTTTTAAATGGTATAATTCCATCCTTTTCTCTAAGTTCCTTATCCCATATGTCTTTATGATTTTTACAAATTAAAGAAATATTTAACAATGTATAAGCAAGTTTAGACTCTTCTAGTTGCTCTTCGGTTGGTTGCCTAGTAATTTTTATTTCTTGCTTCTCATTTATTTTAATAGTATTTTTCTTACGAGGTTTAGCTTTGATCATATTACTGCACCTCTTACTTTCTTAAAGACAAATGTATCATTTTTTTTAAGTAAAATCTTAAATCTGTTAAATTCTTGTAATTTCAAATCATTAGATTCAAAATTTAATACTTTCTCCAAAGCCCATTCATAAAATTTTCTATCTTCTTTAGTCATTAGAATCAACTCCATATTCTTTAATAAAATCATCAAGTATATCTCTAGCCATTTCATAGTTTTCATTGAATAGATTTCTAAAAATACTATCTAATTCAAAAGCATTTTTTATATTCAAGTCTTTTGCTATTCCTGAAATAATTTGACTCCATTCAACATTAAAAATTTTAAATAATTCATCTGGCTCTGAATATTCAATAATATTATATTTATCAGAACTTTCATTCTCTATAACCCATTCCAAATACTTAGCAGCTTTTTTATAATCTTCCTTACCATTTTTCTTTTGAGCACGAATCAAATATTTAAGTACATTTCCTAAACAGAAAGCTACAAAACCTCTTAACCCCAAAACTCTTTTAATTATCTCAATACTTTCAACACCACAATCTAATTGATAGTGGCTTGGTTTGTTTACATTATCTATTTTATTTTCCATTATTTGATATCCTCTATATATTCAAGAATTTCTATAACAGAATAGTTATTTCTTTTTATACTTTCTTCAATTCCATCTCCTTTTAAAAATTTTTGAATATCTTTTATTCTTTCAGTTGCATATTCTTTTATTTTCATTTAATCCTCCTTAAATGCTTGAAAGTGTCCTTTGTGAATCTTTTTTAACTCTCTTATTTGTCTATCATCTAAATGGATCCCAACAACATGATATTTATTTGTAAAGTCTTTTGTACCGATTGCATGTACTTCATTGTGATGCTCACCACATAGACACATTACTCTTAAAACTCTTCCATCATCAAATTTATATCCACCAATACGAGCCACATTATCATAATGATGTAAAACTCCATCAGATTTCCCACAAATACAACAAAATTTATTTTTTAAACATACATAATGATAAGCTTTATCATATTGGTCTGCTAGGTTTTCAATATCCATTTTCAATGGAACATCATAATATATACAAGTTTCTAGTAACCATTTTACCAAGTCATTTGCTTGATTTTGAGTTAAAGTATTTAGAGCTAAACTGAAAGTTTTATTTTCAATTAAAGTACTTTGTAAAGATTTTATAAATGTTTCTTTTAACTCTTTTTCTATCTCTCCAACAGTTTTATCTTTATTCTTTTCCAAATATTTAGAAAAAAATGCAATTGGAGATTTTAAAGGTTGCATATCATAGACTTCTAAAAATCTTTGTTTTAATTGCTTCTTAGTTTCTTCCAAGTCTAAACTATAAGCTTTTTTCCCAGCATCTTGACCTGTGAATGAATTAGAAATATCATTCATAATTGCATATATTAATTTTTGTGTTTCTCTTGAATAACCTAGCTTATCCATTTTATTTGCTCCTATCTATTTACCAAGGAAATTCCTCATTATCTTGTGCCTCTTCCTTAGTTTCTGTATTTTCTATATTTTCTTTTTTACTTCCTACAAATTCCACTGTTTCCACAAATACACTTTGTTTATAAACTTTAGAGCCTTCTTTTTCTAAAGTTTCTGTTTTTATATTCCCTCTTAACAAAATCTCTTGTCCTTTTCTAAAGTATTCAGCTATAAATTGTGCTGTCTTTCCAAATGCTGTGCAGTATATAAAATCTGCACTAGCATTATTATCTTTACTATATCTGTTTACTGCGACAGTAAAATTTGTATAAGCTGTTCCTTGGTTGCTAAAATGTAAATTAATATCTCTTGCTAATCTACCTTTTAAAATAACTAAATTCATATAATTATCCTCCTAACTATTTAATTTCTTTTTCATTTGTGAATATTCTCTTTTAGTTAATTCCTTAATATCTTTTTTATAGTGCTCTTTTATATAACTTTCCATATCTATATCAACAAATTTACAATAAGTTTTTAAGTCCTCTAACTCTTTTTGAGTACATTTTTGACTAAACTTAACTAAGACATCATGAGTTGATTGAAGATCTTTTAAATCTAAACTTCCAAGATTTTTAGTTTTATATTTTTTCAAAATTCCTTCCATATCTTCACTTGTTGCTATACTTGTTATAGCTTCACATAGTAAAGTTTTTTGATTTATTTTTAATTGATTTTCAAGAACTTCTAAATCTTCAATACTCATCATTCCTATTTCAGATAACTTATATTCTTTTTCATATTCATCTCTATTTCTTTCATCTACCATTGAAAGAATAGAACTGATTAATTGTTGCTTTTTGGCTCTCGATACTTCTTCATAAGAAGCAACTTCATCTCCATCTAAACCTATTCCTAAGTTTCCTAATGCTCTACCTACTGCCGAAGTTTCTGCATTTTCTACATGTGATGTTTTATTTACAAGTGAACTTTTTTCATCTCTTAACTCCATAGCAGTTCCAGTAGATTTTAAAACTCCATTTTCATCTCTTATAATCACTCTACAAGTTGCTACTTCTTGAGTTATTGAAAGCCATTCAGTTTCTAAACTCCAATTTTTAAATTTTTCTAAAGTCCTAAATTCTTTCAGTCTTTCAACGACTGGAACATAATTTTTACCTTTTATATTTATTGTTTTCATATTGTCCTCCTAAATCAATTCTTCAAAGTCATATAGCTCAACATAATTCATATAAAGTTTATAAACTATTTTAAAAATCCATTTAATTATGTATTTAATAATACTTGGAATTTTAAAAGTCCATTTTATTTTATAATTAACAATATCTTTAAACTCAGCTGCAGCATAATTCTCTTTAATTAGCATTTATATTCCCCTCCCAAAGTTCTAATAATTTTATTATGTCTAAAATTCTTTTTTCATTAAGTCCTTTTAATTCTTTTTTATACCAATATTTTTGAACAACTTTACAGTTCATTTATTCGTCCTCCAACTCTCTAATTTCAATAATCATTTTTTTTAGTAACTCTATTTTTCCAACTTTATTACCTTTTAAAGAAAAGGTTTTTAATCCTCTCTTTTCATTTTCTTCTATTAATTTATCTAGAAGCTTAATCGATTCTCTAACTGATTTATACATTCTTTTTATTAATGTTTCACCTATAGTTTTATCTATATAAGCCATACACTCTAGCCTCCTTAAATATTTCAGTTAATTCAACTTCATAATCTGTAAATAAGCTATTTAAGTTTTCTAGTTTATTCACTAAATCATTTATATCTTTTAAAATAAAAGTTCTTTCGTGCTGATCTTCATATCTATCATTTAAACTCAATGTTATGAAATTATCAGAATAGTCTGTATTATCATAATTTAAGCTTAAATTTCTATATCCATCTTGGTAATATGCTTCTAAAGAAACTTTTAAATCTATTTTTTCTTTAAAATGTTCTTTTAATACATCAGCTAAGAATTTTCCTTTGTATTCAGCTTTTATATCATAGTCTTGAGTAAATATAACTAATTCCCAGTATTGAGAATTAAAGTTATAATTTATGTTAAATGCTTCATGATCTAGTTTTTTAAATGCTTCTAACAATTTCATACTTTTCTCCTTTTATTCCGTTTTAATCGGATATTTTATTTAAAAAAATTTGAAAATCCTATTTCTTCTTATCTTGCTTTTATTATATCCTAATTAATCGGATATGTCAAGAAAAAATTTCTATTTTAATCGGAAATGGTTTATAATATTAAAAAATACTAAGAATAGGAGGTATCTTTATGGAAAGTACTGCAATAGTTTTAAAGAAGTTGCGTGAAAGTAGGAATTTAACTATAGTTCAACTTGCTGAACTTGCTGGAGTAGGAAAAGGAACAGTAGGAGATATTGAAACTGGGAAAAATAAATCTACTATCAAAACATTAGAAAAAATATCTAAGGCTTTAAAATTAACAGAAGAAGAACGTGGAGAATTATTTTCAAGTTTTGTTCCTAAAGATATAGGAGTTAAGATCCTCCAAAATCCACTATATAAAAATTTAGATGGTAGAGGAAGAAAACAATTCGAAGATATTGTTGAGCAATCTGCTTTAATGTTCAATGATGAAAGCATATCTCAAGAAGATAAAGAAAAAGTTTTAATGGCAATCCAGGATGCTTTTTTTGATGCAAAACAGAAAAATAAGAAAAAGAAATGATAAGGCTGGTGATTAAATTGAATGTAAAACTGAGGGTATTAAATTTAATTGCAAGGCATAGAACTAGAAACCCTTTTAAATTAGCTAGAGCATTGAATATTGAAATAATATATCAGGATCTAGGAGAAGTAAGAGGATTTTTTAAGAAAATATTAAGAAGAAAATACATATTCATTAATAGCGAACTAAGTGAATTTGACCAAAAGTTGGTTTGTGCTCATGAACTTGGACATGCTATTTTACATTCTTCTAATAGAATACAATTTTTGATTGATAATACAAAAATACTAAGGAGAAATAAAATTGAAGATGAAGCTAATTTATTTGCTAGTTGGCTTTTATTTCCTAGTGATGATGTAGTAGAGGAATTAGAGTTTAAAGAAACAGAAACTAATTTTTGGATGTTTGAAGAAATAAAAAGGTTAAGAAAGGAGTAAAAATGTCAAATAAAAATATAGATAAATATTTAGAAGACATGACAAAAAATTATAAGCAAGAAAGATACTCTATGAGTATTAGAGAGTTACTATCTATGTTTTCTGATAATGCAATCAATTTATCTCCTGTATACCAAAGAGTATTTAGATGGGATAATATTTTAGCAAGTAAGTTAATAGAATCAATTTTATTAGGAATCCCTTTACCTCCTATTTTTGTATCAGTTAGAAATGGAATGTGGGATATTGTAGATGGGGTACAAAGAATATCAAGTATTTTGTGGTTTTGTGGAAAACTAAATACAGAAGATAAAAAAGGTTTTTTAAAATTAACAGGATTGGATATTTTAGAAGAACTAAATGGATATGACTATCAACTATTAAAAGAAATTTCTTATGCATCTTTATTTAAACTTTTTGACTATAGGAGAATAGATGTGAATCTTTTAACTTCAGAGGATACAGAGTCAGAATATGAGTTATTCTCAAGATTGAATACAGCTGGATTAACATTATCATCACAAGAAATTAGAAATTTTTTAATAGCTAAATTGGACATAACTCTATATAATGATTTAAGAAAATTTAGTTCTACTAAATTAAGTAATTCAGTTTTAACAATTAGTCAAAAACAAATAGAAGAAGATTACAAAATGGAATTATTAGTTTATTTATTAATAATTATTAATTCAGAGATAAAATTAAATTCTATAAATAAATATGCATATGAGTTGTATGAAGAAATGGCAAAAAAATATTTATTATCAAGACCTAAATTCATAGATGCAAGTATTAATGAAATTTTAAAATCTACTAATTCTATAAAAAAGATTGAAGAAATAGAAAAAATTTTTAATATAATAAATAAGGATATTCCTAATAAGCCATTTGCAGATGGAAGAAAGTTTTCACCATTTTTATATATTTGTTTAGTATCTTTTATATATTACCATCCAAATAATAAGATAGATCTCAATGAGATTATTAAGAAAATTAAAAATAGTAATTCGTTTACGTCAAAAGCAAATAGAGGAGCAAATGTAGTTAAGCAATTTTTATCTGGAATAAAAATAGGAAAAGATTTAAAATGAGTAAAAATAACTTAAAGGAAATATTTTTAGAAAATATAGAAATTTCATTTTTCAATAGGAAAAAAGAACTTTTTGATTTTCTAGAATTTATAAAATATAATGATAAAAATTTAGATGAAACATTAAATAAATCATATGTATTATTATTGTATGCTCATTGGGAAGGATTTATAAAAGAAAATTTAGATGCATATTTACAATTTATTTCTTTTCAAAATAAAAGAATAAATACATTAACAAAAAATTTTCTTTATATGCATTTAAAGAATATATTAAAAAATTATAATATTAATGCTTCCTTAGAACAAGAAAAGGATCTTATAAATTATATTTCATCTAATTTAAAATTTAAAATACCTATTTTTGAAAAAGAATTAAATAAAACCAAGTATTATGAAGATTATATTATTGGAATAAAGAGTAATCTGCAGTTTGAAAAATATGTTTATATTTGTGAAAAAATTAATTATCAATTTAAAGATGAAACCAAAAAATTTGAAGTAATTTTAAGAAAACTTTTACATAACAGAAATTCTATTGCACATACAGGAATTAAAGCTAAAGATGATAGTTATGCTGATATAGAAGATTTGAAACAAATGTATGAAGCTATTATTGATGAAATGGAGAAATTTAAAAATCACTTAACTGATTTTGTTAGTGGGAAAAAATATTTACTCTCTATGCATATTTAAAAAAAAATGTTATAATTACTTTGGAGGTAATCTATGCATACAGAGATAATTAATTCAGATATAATGGATGGTATAAAAAAAATAAAAGATAAATCAATAGATTGTTTATTTATAGATCCACCATATAATTTAGGAAAAAAATACAAAGAAACAAGTGATTTTTGGGAAGAAGATAATGATTATTTAAATTGGTGTTATTCATGGCTAGAAGAAGCTCTTAAAAAATTGAAAGATAATGGTAGTTTATATTTTATGTGTTCAACACAATACTATGCATATTTTGATATTTTTTTAAGAGATAAAATGACAATATTATCTAGAATTATATGGGAATATGATAGTTCAGGAGTTCAAGCCAAAAAATTTTATGGTTCTTTATATGAGCCTATTATATTTGCAGTAAAAAATAAAAATAAATATACTTTTAATTATGAAGATATAATGATAGAAACAAAAACAGGAGCAGTAAGGAACTTAATTGATTATAGAAAAGTTCCACCAAAACCATACAATAAATTAAAAGTTCCTGGAAATGTTTGGTATTTTCCAAGAGTTAGATTTAAAATGAGAGAGTATGTTGAACACCCTTCTCAAAAACCTGAAGCATTATTAGAGAGAATCATTAAAGCTAGTACAAATGAAGGAGATATAGTTTTGGATCTATTCTCTGGAACTTTTTCATTAGGTGTAGTTTGCAAAAGACTTAACAGAAAATATATTGGAATTGAAAAAAGTAAAGCATATTGTGAATTAGGCTACTTAAGAATTAATGAAAATAATAAATAAATTAAATAATTTATAACACTAAAACCACTTTAATTAGTGGTTTTTTTATATAAAAAACTTTTTATAAATTTGTCAGCTTGACATTTCCTGTTTAAACGGATATAATAAGGAGAGGTGATTTTTATGGAAAAGAAAAAAGAAAAAGAAATTGCACAAAAACTATATTCAAAAATTGATTTATTCTTAAGAGAAAACAATTTAAATAGATATGAAGTTGCTAACAGAATGGGACATAGAAAACAAGCAGTTTCAGAAATTCTTTTGAAACTTAAAGATGGTAAATTTCCAAGATTACAAAGTCTTTTGAAATTACAAGAAGCATTAGGTTTACCTATTATTTTTTTTAATTTATAATTCCGATTTAATCGTACAAAATTCTAAGGTTATTCCTTAGACAAATAGCTATAAGATCCTTGCTCACTGCTCCCCTCAAAAAGAAGTGAGTTCCTTCCTTATAGCTATCTGTGTAAGAACTAATCTTACAAGCATTTGCAGATGTAAACAAGCTAGTGGTTGGAGTGTTAGACTTGGAATTTATAGGATACAACGATGTATCTGAATTTTAAAGCTAGCCGTTACGTTGGACATTCGATAAGAGCCAACTATAGATTTTATCAGTTTTGTGAAAGTATAAACTGTTTATCTTGTGATTTATTCTAACTTAGAGATGTCAAGAACGGAACTAAGGACAGTATAGCTAGCTGAATAAGTCACAGGATATAAAACTTTGTTGATTAAATTAGTGGGGCTTGTTCATCACCTTGGCAGGTTCTTATGTCCAAGCTCTACTAATTGAATTAATAAAGAGAGAACAGCCAAGGTTCTCCAAAAACTGCAGGAGGTTAAAATGAGATTTTCAACAACACTGAATAACCAAAAATGTATGGAATGGGAGTTAAATGCAACTCAAGGTGTATTAATTGCTCTTTTATATGAAGCTAATGCTTGGGCTAATGAAGAAATAATTGATGATAAGACTTATTATTTTGTATCAAGAAACTTAATCTTAAAAGAATTACCTATGTTTTTTGAAAAAGCTGATACTGTATATAGAAATTTAAAAGTATTAGCAGAAAAAGGAATAATTGAATATATAAAACATAAAGGAATGGATTTAATAAGATTAACAGAAAAAGGTAAAAGTTGGAATTTTATTGAAAGCAATTCGGAAAAATCTCCGAATTTTGATAATAACTCGGAAAAAAATCCGAGCGAATTCGGAAAAAAATCCGAAAATAACTCGGAAAAAAATCCGACATATAAAGATACTAATATACAAAAAGATATAAGTAAAAATAATAAAGAAAAAAATAAAAAAGAAAAATCAAAAAATGAGATCCAGGAATTTATAAATAATCTTAGTGAAGATAATGAATATAAAGAGCTTCTTTTTAAATACGTTGAATATCGTAAGAATATTAAAAAGCCAATAAAAACTGTACTGCCTATCAAAAAAATAGTTAAAGATTTTCCTAATTGGTTTGTTTTAGATGAAGCTATTAATATTGCCATGGAAAAAGAATGGACTGGGCTAGAGCCTGAATGGATAGAGAAACACAAGAAATCTAAAGTTTTTAATAATAACAATGAAAATAAAATTGCTGAAAGCAAGGACACAAGCCATTTAAAAGTTGATGATGATTACATGGAACAAATGAAAGCGAGGTATGGATTATAATGACTAATCAAGAATTTAATACAGTATTTCAACCATTTTTAGACTATTTCCCTACAAGTGAAATGACTAAAGAAAAATTAAATATATATTATTTAGCACTTTCAAGTTTAACTGTTGAGCAATTAAATAAAGCTTTTATTTCAATAGTAAAAAACAGAGTATATAAAAATTTTCCACAAATAGCTGAAATTCTTCAATATGCTTCTGGAACTACAGAAAATGAATTAGATGACAGAATTGTCATAGCAAAAAGAATGCTAAAAAATGCTATTGTCAGATATGGAAGCTATGGAAGTGTAGAATTTGAAGATAAGTCAATTCATGCAGTTATTGATGCTCTTGATGGTTGGCAAAAGCTATGCAGTATGAATAGTGATGAATTAGAGAAGTTTTTAACTTTTGAGTTTTCAAAAATTTATAAAGCATATGCTAGAAATAAATATCAAGTCAGCAATTATTATATTGGGTTCTATGATATGCAAAATGGAACTAAAAATATAAACAAGATTGGTTTTAAGAGTATGACACCAGCACTTGATAATAAGCAAAAATTAAAGGAGTTGGAATAAGGAATGTATGATTCTTAAAATAATATTTATATCTTTAAATGTACTTATTTTAATAATTTTCTTTGTAATATTTTTAGATGAAGCAAGATATTCAGAAGGAGTAGGAGGGAAAATATTTTTTATAATATTATATTTATTTTTGGTTTTTTGTGTAACTAATTTTACAGTATTTTTATTAATGTTAGGAGAGCTTATTCCTAAAAGATATTAAATTTAACTAGGAGGCAATAATGGAGTTTAAAAAAATAATTAAAAAGTTTGTAGAAGAACATAAAGAATATTATGAAAATAATTTTCCACTTTATGATGAAAGATATGAAGCAATGCAATCAGGGGCATTAGGAGTTTTAGAAGATTTAGAAAATGAGATAAAAGAATTTGAAGATAAGGAGATAAATAATGGAATTTAAAAAGCCTGAAACATTTGGAGAAATCTTAATGCTGCAACAATATTTAGATAAAAATATACACAGTTCAAGAGAAAGAACTCTTGAAGATATAACAATGAGTTTTATCGCTGAATGTGTGGAATTTAATGAGGAAACTAAGTTTAGCCACAAGACTTGGAAAACTAAAGAATATGATAAAGCTAAAGAGTTAGAAGAATTAACTGATATATTTTTCTTTTTTGCTCAAATGATCAACTATTGTGATACCAATTTAGCTGAGTTTACAAAAATAGCATATCTGATAGACTTAGATTTTAATGAGTGGAAACAAAAGTATATAGTTGAAGGACATATTCCAGTTCTATATCTAATTGAAGCAGTTTCAAAAAATCATTTGTTAACAGTTTCTGATTCTCTGATTGAAATATGCCAAAAGCTAGGATATACAAAAGATGATATTCTTGAAAGCTACTGGAAGAAGTGGCAGAAAAATATTCAAAGAATTGGAAAGGAATGGAATTAATGAAAGAGTTGAATTATAAAGAAGCTAGGGAGTTAATCTTACAAGGAAAAAAGATTGCAAGAAACTTTAATTTAAAAGTATATGTTTACTTTAAAAATGGGCAACTTGTGAGAGAAGAAAAAACAAATAATAAAAGATTGATAAAATCTATTTATGCTAATGGAATAAGTTTTTTTGATGAATTATTTAAAGGCAACGAAGAAAATAGCAGTTATAAATTTGTAGAGGTAGATTAAAATGATTAAATATTTATTAGAACTTAGAGTTAAAGAAGAAAATAAAATTAGAATTATAAATAATCATATTTTTAGAAAAAAAGCAATGTCAGATAAAGAAATCGAAGAAAAACAAATAGAATTCTGTAAAAGTATGAGAGAAAATTATAAAGAAGCTGGAAAGAGCTTAGAGATTTTAGAGTATTCTATGACTGAGGTGAGTTAAAACCATTATGGCTAAAAATAAAAAAAGAGAAATAAAATTATTAAGAAAACAAAATAAATACTATAAAAGTTATATAACTAAACTTGGAAATGAATACTATGAACTAAATAAAAAAATATTTATCAAAGATAAGGAATTGACAATAGCTAAAGTAGATTTAGTTTTGAATAGATTTTATTTAACATTAATAGTTGTAATAGCAATAGTTGAATTAGGAATAATATTATTTTAAAAGGGTGAATTAAATGAAAAGTATATTTAAAATACCATTAGAAATAGACAGTAAGAAATGGAGTTTGAATAAAATATATGCTGGAGTTCATTGGTCAGTAAGGGCTAAGGATAAGGAATATATAAGACAACTTGTTAGAAGTGTTACAGGAATAAGAAAACCTTTTGAGAAACCAGTACTAATTAAAATGGCTTTTAATAGTGGGTTGGATGTTTCTAATCATGGATATTTATTCAAACTAATAGAAGATGGGTTAGTAAAGTGTGGAGTAATTCAAAATGACAGTTATAAATATGTAAAATGCAATATAATGACATTACAGAAAGCTTTTAAGGGTGTAATAGTAGAAGTTGAAGAACTGAAAGAGGAATAATGAGTTTTAAAGAGCATAATAATCGTGAAATAAGTAAGAAATTAGCTGAATACATTACAGGAATAGAATTAAGAAAATATGTTGCTAGAAAAGTTAAAAAGTACATTAACAAAGAAAATATAACAGTATTTGATGGTGCAGTAGGAAGCGGACAGCTAGAACAATTTGTTAAACCAGGAATGTTATATGGAGTAGATGTGCAAGAAAATTCTATTAATTCAGCTAGACAGAACTTTAAGAATAGTGACCTAGAAACGAAAAGTTTCTTCGAGTATGAAAAAGAAAATCTGCTAGTAGATTGTGTTATTATGAATCCGCCATTCTCAATAAAATTTAAAGACCTTTTAGAAGTAGAACAAAGAAATATACAAAAAGAATTTGAGTGGAAAAAGTCAGGTTGTGTTGATGATATATTTGTTCTAAAATCTTTAAAATACACTAAAAGATTTGGTTTTTATATTTTGTTTCCTGGTGTAGGTTATAGAAGAACTGAACAACAATTCAGAGAACTTATAGGAAATAACCTAGCTGAATTAAATAGAATTGATAATGCTTTCACAGATACAAGCATATCTGTTTTGTTTATAGTTATAGATAAGGAAAAAACTGATAATAAAGTTTTTAGAGAAATTTATGACTGCAAATTGGATAAACAAATTTTAGAAGATGAATGGATTTTAGAATGTGATTATTCATGGCAACAATTACAAGAAGAAAAAGAAGTAGAAGAAGTTGATATAAATGCTTTAAATACTCATACTTCTGAATTGTGGATAAGTGGAGTTAAAAAAAATCTAGAATTAGATTTGTTCTTGGTTCAAGAATGTGGAGCGAATATAGATGTATCAGGAAATATTAAAAAATTAAAATCAATATGTGAAGAGTTTGAAAGGAAATTAAGATGTCAGAGAAAATACGTGAGTTCAATGACTGCATCAGAGAAGCAATTGAAATTATTATCTCTATTCGAGGCTACACAGAGGTAAGGATATTTGATATTTTTGATATAAAGTATATGAGTAAAAAAGATATTTTTACTAAGAAAAATATAACATCAGATGGAAAGAATGCAATATTCTATGGAGATATTTCAAGAAAATATGACTGTTTTGCACAAGAAATAATAAATAGAATAGATGATGAAAGTTATGAAAAAGCTACAAAAGTAGAAAAAGAACAAATGTTAGTAAACTTAGAAGATTTTGGTTATGAGGATATTGGAAGATGCGTTTTATATCAAAATGCAAAAGGTGCAGCAGTAAATGGCAATGTTGCAATATTAAGTTTAAAAGATACTTTCAAAGATATTATAGATTTAAGATATATTTCATTTTACTTAAATTATAAAGACACAGTTAGAGATTATATTTATAAAAAATCAACTGGGGAAAAAGTAAAAAGGTTAGCTAAATTGGATTTTGAAAATATTTTAATAATTATACCTACTTTAGAAGTTCAAAAACAAACTGTTGATAAATTCATAGAATTAAAAATTAAATTTGAAAAGGATATAGAAGAAATTGAAAACAGAATAAAATTAATTGATGGATATTCTAAAGTATATGATGAAAGGATCCTAAATTTTAAAAACAAGGAGTTAAGCAGTGAATAGAGAAGAAATATGTAAAATTATAGATGATAGATTAGACAGTAAAATAAAAGATTTAAAGAATATAAATCCTCCATATAGAAAAGTAGAAGTTATTTTAAAAAATTATAAAAACTTTCAAAAGATGTTAGATTCTTTAAGAGAACAATTAAATCATATAGACATAGTAAAAAGAATAAATGTTGATTCTACTAAACCTGTTGGCTATGTCGACTATAAACCTGATATAGAAAAGAAAGAGGATATAAAAGATAGGATTAATGAAGAAATATTGATATATGAAAATAGAATTTTAAAGACTGAAAATGCTTTAGATTTTATAAAAAAAGATAAGTATTATAGAATAATAGAATTAAAATATTTTGAAAATTATTCTGTTGAAGATATTTGTGAAGAACTAGATATCACAGAAAAAACTTATAGAAGTCATAGAAATAGATTAGTTGATAGTTTAACATTATATTTATTTCCTAAAGAAATTTTAGAAGATTTTTAAAATTTTACCGTTTTGCTCCCTGTTCATTCCCTATTTTTTATTATATAATGTTAATATCGAAAGTTTAAAACAAACAAGTTACGACTTCTTGTAAAAAAGTCAAAATAATATGGTGCATCAGACTAATACTCTGACTAGACTGCGAAGGTCTTTTATTTGTGAAAACCAAATATGCACTGCCATATGATATTAATACTCTCGTGATTCTTAAATGAATAGGATACGTCCTCTACGGGAGTTTTTTTTATATAATCTTTTTATCTTTTCAATTTACATTATATATTTTTATTTTTTTTAATAAGATATATAATATAAGAAAATAAAAAATGAAAAGAGGGATAATATGGAAAAAAAGATAAAATCTATCAATTTTTCAGAGTTTCAACTAATAGAACTTTCTAAAAAATTATTAGAGGAAAATAAACTAAAAAAAATAAATGTTACAAATAAATATGCACAAGATGACTGGACTTTAGTGTGTGAATTAGAAGGAAGTTATGAACTATTATTATATAATATAAAACCTATGGAAAAAAAATATCCTGAATTTAAATATACTTTGAAAGAAAATAAAGTATATTTTACTGCAAGTAAAGAATATGGATACCCAAAAAACGCAATAACAGAAGCTCAATTAAATGCAACTTTTAATGATTTATTTGAACAAATAGAAAAAATAAATTTCTTTGTGGAATTAGTAATTAATAAAAAGATTTAAAATTTAAAATTCAATTAAGAGAACTCAAAAGGTTCTCTTTTTTTATTATAAATTGGAGGTGAAGTAGCATTGAAATTAAATGCAAGGCAAAAGGCTTTTTGTGAATATTATGTAGCTAGTGGAAATGCTACAGATGCTGCAATAAAAGCTGGATATAAAGAAAAGAATGCTAGGTTTATTGGAAGTGAAAACTTAACAAAAGCCAACATAAAGAAATATATTGAAGAACTACAAGAAAAAGCAAAAGGCAACAGGATTATGACAGCAATAGAGAGAAGAGAATTCTTAACAAGTATGATAAAAGATGGAGCTGTTAAAGATACCGATAGATTAAAAGCATTAGATATATTAAATAAAATGGATGGAGAGTATACTCAAAAACTAGAAGTTAAAGGAGAATTAAAATCAGAAGATCCTTTTAAAGGATTATCAACAGATGAACTAAAAAAGGTGATATTTGGTGGAGATAAATAAAGAAGCAATAAAAAGAGCAAAATTAGAACTTGCAAGACGTGAGTTCTTTTTTTATTGTTATTTAAAATCTCCTGACTTCTATAAATATGAGAGAAAATTTTTAGTTGATTTATGTAATGATTTACAAAACTTTCTTACAAGTGATGATGAAGTACTTATTTTAAACCTTCCACCTAGACATGGAAAGTCAAGGACAGTAGGAAATTTAGTAGAATGGTTACTTGGTAGAGATATAAATGCAAAAATAATGACAGGAAGTTACAATGAAACTTTATCAACTACTTTTTCAAAGAATGTTAGAAATACTATACAAGAAGTAAAAGGTGATAAAGATAAAATAGTTTTTTCAGATATATTTCCTGGAGTAGTTATAAAACAAGGTGATGGTGCTATGAACCTTTGGAGTTTAGAAGGTGGATACAATAACTATCTAGCAACTGCACCTGGTGGAACTGCTACAGGATTTGGTTGTAGTCTTATGATAATAGATGACTTGATCAAAAATGTAGAAGAAGCTTACAATGCTAATGTTTTAGACAAACATTGGGAATGGTATTCACAAACAATGCTTTCAAGACTTGAAGAAGGTGGAAAAATAATAATTATAATGACTCGTTGGGTTACTGGTGATTTAGCTGGTAGAGCAATAGAACATTATAAAGCAGAAGGTAAAAAGATAAAACATATAAAAATGAAAGCTGTTCAAGATGATAAAGGGACTATGCTTTGTGATGAAATATTAAGTTATAAATCTTATTTATCAAAAGCAAAAGCTATGGGACCAGAAATAGCTTCAGCCAACTATCAACAAGAACCAATAGATATAAAAGGTAGATTATACAATGAATTTAAAACTTATATTGATTTACCAAAAGAAAAGATTGTTAAAATATCTGCCTATTGTGATACAGCTGACACTGGAGATGATTTTTTATGTAATATCATTTATGCAGATTGCAAAGATAGTGCTTATATACTAGATATTATCTATACCAAAGAAGCTATGGAAATAACAGAACCTATGGTTGCAGAAGCATATAAAAAGTTTAATGTGAATGTTGCAGATATAGAAAGCAATAATGGAGGTAGAGCATTTGCAAGAAACATTGAAAGAATTACAAGAGATAAAGGAAACTATAAGACAGTTGTTAAATGGTTCCATCAATCTGGAAATAAAATAGCAAGAATATTATCAAATAGTGCTTGGGTAAATAATAATATCTATATGCCTATTGATTGGAAAAATAAATGGTCAGAATTTGCAAAAGATATTATTTCTTACCAGAAGGAAGGAAAAAATAAACACGATGATGGACCAGATGCTTTAACTGGTGTTGCTGAGAAAATGGCAAGTGATGGATACAATTGGAATCTATAAGGGAGTAAGGTATGTTTAAGTTTATAAAAAACTTGTTTAGGAGAAAAAGAGATATGAATGGAGTACCGATAAAAGAATTAGAATTAATAATAAGAAACTTCTTAGCTAGTGAAAACTTAAAAAATATGCAATTAGGAGATAATTATTATAAAGGTAAACATGATATTTTAAATAGAGTTAGAAAAGTAATAGGACAAGATGGAAATTTAGTTCCAGCAGTTAATTTAACTAATAATAAAATTGTAGACAATAAATTTGCTGGTGCTGTGGATCAAAAAACAGATTACTTATTATCAAAAACACCTAGTCTTTCATCAAAAAATGAAAAGGACATGGATAACTTAAATAAAATATTTAATAGTAAATTTTTCAAGCTATTACACTCAATAGGTAAAGGAACTTATTTGAATGGGATAGCTTTTTTATATGTCTACTACAATGAAAAGAGTGAGTTTTCATTTAAGAAATTTAAAGGTAGTGAAGTTATTCCTATATGGAAAGATAATGATCATACTGAACTTGACTATGTTATAAGAATATATAAAACTAAAAAATTTACTGGATATGATTATAAGGAAGTTACTAATGTTGAAGTTTATACATTAGATGGAATAGATTATTATACTTGGGATAATGGATTAAGTTCTTTAATTGCTCATGAAAATTATATGAAGCTAGGAGATAAAGAATTCAATTGGGAGTATTTACCTGTTATTCCATTCAAAGTAGATGAAACAGAATTACCTTTAATTATAAAAGTAAAAAGTATTCAAGATGCAATAAATGAAGTAATAAGTGATTTTAAAAATGACATGGAAGATAATTCTAGAACTACTGTACTTGTGGTTAAAAACTATAATGGGCAAGGTGGTACATTAAGACACAATATGAATCTTTATGGTTATATTCCTGTTGGCTCTGATGGAGGAGTGGATCAATTAACAATTGAAGTTAATTCTGGAAACTATGAAACTATTTTAAAAATACTAAATAAATCTTTTATAGAAAATGCAAAAGCTTTTGATGCCAAAAGTGATAAGCTTCAAGGAAATGTAAATCAAATGAATATTCAATCTATGTATTCTGATATAGATTTAGATGCAACAGCACTTGAAAGAGAATTCAAAGCTTCTTTAAAAATGGTGTTATGGTTTGTAAAGCAACATTTAAAAGCTGAATTCAATGAAGATGACATAGATATTATATTTAACAAAGATATTTTAATTAATGAAAGCCAAGCTATAGAAGATTGTCAAAAATCAGTTGGAATATTAAGTACAGAAACAATAGTTGCTCAACATCCTTGGGTAAATGATTCTAAAGCTGAATTAGAAAAAATAAAAAAAGAAAAAGAAAGCTCTATTGAAGAGATAGAGGAAATTTATGAAGGACATAATCATGAGTAACTATTGGGTAGATAGATTTACAGCTGAAGAAAATAGAATCAATGAATTATCTAAGAAACAAGTAAAAGAAGCTAAAAGGCAATATGATATAGCTTTAAAGAATACAAATCAAAAAATATATGAGTTTTATGCTAAGTATGCAAAAGATAATAATATATCTATGTATGAAGCTAAACAAAGATTCAACAAAAAAGAATTAAAAGAATTTAAAATGTCTTTAAGTGAATATATTAGAAAAGGTCAATCTCTTAATATAAATCCTGATGATAGCATTATAAAAGAATTAAAGAATGTTAGTTCAAGAGTTCACATTGAGAGATTAGAAGCTTTAAAAATAGAAATTAAAGCAGAAATAGATTTACTATCTAAGACTATGGAAAATAATTTAGATAAACATTTAAGAAGTATTTATAGAGATACTTACTATAGAAGTGCCTACAGTATTCAAAAAGGTTTAGACAAGTTTTCTAATATAGAGAAACTAAATCCTGAACTGCTTGAAAGTTTAGTATATAAGCCTTGGACAAAAGATAATACTAATTGGAGTAAAAGAATTTGGGGTAATGATGGCAAGTTAGTTAATACTTTACATACTAATTTAACTCAAAATATCATAACAGGAAAACCTTTAAAAGATATCATAGATACTATTGAAGAAAGATTTAATATTGAAAGAAACATAGCTACAAGATTGATAATGACAGAAAGTGCAGCTTATCATTCAAGAGCAAAAGAAAGATGTATGAAAGATTTAGGTTGTGAAAAATATGAAGTTATAGCAACTCTTGATGATAGGACATCACCTATTTGTAGAAGTATGGATAGTAAAGTATTTGATATGAAAGATTATCAAGTAGGAGTTACTGCTCCCCCTTTTCATTCTAATTGTAGAACAGTTACAGCACCTTACTATGATAAAATAGAAGGAGATACTAACCTAAGGGCTTCAAGGACAGAAGATGATGATTATAAGCTAGTAGATGTCAAAGATTATCAAGATTGGTATGATAATTATGTTGAAAAGGGTATCCAAAAATCTTATAGTAAATTAGATGGGACTAAAACTAATCTTGAAAGTAAAAATAAATCTGATATAATAAAATCAAGGAATACTACAATAGATAAAGAAATTAAAGAAAATGTTTTAAAAGATATTAAACATAACTCAGGACTTGGGACAGTAGGGAAAAGGACTTTGAGAAATTTAGGTTTAGATGAGAACTTAAAGTTTGAAATAATGAAAGCTAGAGGGTCAGTATTATTAGATTCTGATGTAGAATTAACAAAAAGTCAAAAAATAATGTATAGAGATAAATTTAAAATAATGAAATTATCAATAAATGATTATCGTGATATGAATTATAAAGAAAAAACTATTTTTCATGAGTCATATCATGCTATGTTGAATAATAAACTGGTTGATGTTCATTTTTCTGATACTAAATTTATAAAAAAATGGAGAGATATAGAGGAAGTTTTTGCTGAATCGTCAGCACATTATTTGACAGATTTAGTTGGAAATAAATCAAATTTAGGAGTATCTTATCCAGAAAGAATGGTTGAAATTTTGCCTAGATTAAAAAAATTTAGGAAATTTAAGGAATGTGAAAGTATTTCAGATTTTGGGAGAATAGTTTATTACGAGAGGTATAAAGGGAAGAATGCTATATGGTTACCGATTAGAAATGTAGTTTTCAAGCAAGAATTAGATACCTTAGCTTATAGTAAACAATATATTGAGTATATTGAAAAAAATAAAAGTAAGATCTCTTTACTATTACAAAAAAATAATCCTGAATTAAAAAAAGAATATACTGAAATTTTTATTAATAATGGAATAGATATTATCAAAAATGCTAAATCATTAAATGAATTAAATAAATATGAAAAAACATATTTTTATAATATTTTAGCATCAGCAATGAAATTAAAAGGAGTAAAATAATGATTCTTTTTTGGGAAAATGATTTAATAAATAAAAATAACTATGATGAAGTTTATGAGTTATTAGATTTTATTTTTAATGATATTGAAATTGTTTCAACTAAAGATGGAAAAGAAATAAATTTATCAAAAATAGAAAAAGAAAAAGCTTTAAAAAGAATTGAAGAATTGGGTGAAATAAAAGTTGTTGAAAACTATAAAGCTGGGAAATATTTTGAAATATAAAGTTGAATGTCTTAGTTTTAAAATTGTGTTTTGTATTATCTCTTGACAAGTTCTAATATTTATAGTACAAATAGTATTATAACTATTAGGAGGGGAAGAAAATGAAAAAAATATTAGTTATTTTATTGTCTACATTTTTATTATTCGCTTGTGAGAGTAAAGAAGAGAGAGAGTTAAGAAAAGAAAGTGAAAGAAACTTTAATGTAATTGTAGAAAAATTTGAAGAGCAAAAATATCAAAAAGTTCTTGATGAAATAAAAAAATTTGAAGAAAAATATCCTAATTTTATAAAAAAAGATGAGTTACAAAAAATAAAAGAACAATCAACAATTAAAATTCAAGAAGAAAATGAGAAATTAGAAAAATTAAAAGAAGAAGAAGCTAAAAGACTAGAAAAAGAAAAAATAAAAGAAGAAAAAAAGATGGAAGTAAAAAAAGAAATCTTTAGTATTCTAAATAATCTTTCTCAAAAATATGATGAATTTCAAGATGTAACTTGGGTAACTAATAAAAGAGTAGAGAATAATATTTCTGTTTATGGTGGCTTTGATGGAAAAACTTATACAAAACCAATGTTTTATAGATTAGTTGTTAGTTATTCGGGTAAAGATTGGATATTTTTTGAAAAGATGATTGTTATAACAGATTCAGGAAGATATGTGATAAATTTTAAAAGGTTAGAACAAAAAACAGATGTAGGATATGGATATGTTTATGAAACTTATGATGTTTTCTTAGATAATGTAAATAAAGGAATTGTTAGAGCAATGGTAAATTCAGATAATGTTAAAATAAGATTAGAGGGTAGAGAAAATGTTTATGATTTTACTTTGACGAAAGCTGACAAAGCTGGGTTAAAAACAATGATTGACTTAATGGATAAAGAACAAGAATTGTCAGAAATAAAATAATTAAATTTTAAAGCACTTAGTTAATTCTAGGTGCTTTTTTATTGCAAAGGAGAGTGATTATCTTCAAATAATTTTAATTATTATAAAAGATAATTCGTGTTTTTGGTATTACACACGTAAAAGAATAAGAGCTAAATTGTTGACATACAACGTTAAAAATGAAAGGAGCAAATAAATGAATAAAGATGAATTAATTAAGTTAGGACTAACAGAAGAACAGGCAATAAAGTTAATAGAAAAATATGGAAATATGATTCCACAAGGTAGATTTAATGAAGTTGTAGAAGAAAAGAATAAGTTAAAAGCAGATTTAACTGAAAGAGATAAACAATTATCTGAGTTACAAAAAAATAATTCAAGTAATGAAGAATTAAAAAAACAAATTACCGAATTACAAGAAAAGAATCAAGCTAGTGAAAAAGAATATCAAGAAACATTAGCTAAAATAAAACTTGATAATGCTTTAGAACTTGCTTTAACAAGTGCAGGAGCTAAAAATAATATAGCTGTAAAAGCATTATTAAAAATGGAAAATATAAAAATGGATAATGACAAGGTTATAGGTTTAACTGAACAAATAGAAGAACTAAAAAAAACAAGTGATTATCTATTTAAGGTTGAAGAAAAAGCACCAGAAGTTCCAGTTGGAACAACTCCAGCTAATCCAAACAATGGTGGAAGTCAAGCAGGAGCAAAAGTAACATTAGGTAGTGCTTTAAGTTCATTTTATAAAGGTATTAATTAAAAATTTTAGGAGGTAAAATATGCCAGCAATAACATTAGAAGAAGTAAAACAAGGACAATTAACAGATTTAGAAAAAGGTGTAATTGATGAAATTACAAAAGGAGATTATTTATTCCAAACAATACCATTTAATCCAATAGCTAATCCAATAGCAGGTGGTGCTGGATGGTCAACATCTTATGTTTATTTAAGTGAAGAATCTCAAACAGGTTTCAGAGGTATCAATGGAAAGTATGATGATACATTTGCTAAAAAGAAAATGAAAACAGCTGAAGTAAAAGTTTATGGAGGAGCATTCTCTATAGATAGAGCATTAAGAGACCAAGGTGGAGTAGAAAATGAAGTTGCTTTGCAAATGGCCAAATTAATTAAATCTGCAAGAAAAGGATTTTCATATTATTTAATAAATGGATCAGTTGCAATATCAGGAGATCAATTTGATGGATTAGATACATTATTAAAAGGAACAGCTACAGATATGCTAGCTCATACAACAGGATTTGATTTATCTACATTTGCAAAAGTAAAAGAAAATGCACTTGAATTTGCAACAAAATTAGATGAATGGTTATCATTATTAGATGAAAAACCTCATGCTTTAATAGGAAACTCTAAGATGATTACAAAAATAAAAGCAGCAGCAAAAGTAGCAGGGTTATATACTTTAACTCCAACAGCTTATGGATCACAAATTGATTCTTATGATGGTATTCCACTAATCACAGTTGAGAAATATATTCCTAAGGGAGAAACAGTAGCAAAAGAAACAATAACTATTGATAACGCTTCAGGAAATACTTCATTATATGCAGTAAGATTTGGAGAAGATGCTTTATCAGTTGCATCTCCATCTTCTGGAAAAATAATTGATGTAATTGCCCCTGACTTCAATGTAGCTTCTGAACAAGCAAGAGGACTTGTAGAATTAAGAGGAGTGCCTATTCTAAAATCTTCAAGATCTTGTGGAGTATTAAGAAACATAAAAGTACAATAATAGGAGGTAAAATATGTTTATAATAAAAACTAAAAATGAAAGCTATACTGGAGAAATATCTGGTGTAGCTTTTTTAAATGGGATAGCAAAAGTTAAAGACCTATCAACAACTGATATTGAATGGTTTAAATCTTATGGACATACAGTAGAAGAAACAACAGAAGAAGTTACTACTGAAGAAACAAATGTTGAAGAAGTAAAAACAGAAGAAGTTAGTAAAAATAAAAAAGGGAAATAATTATGATAGATATTATTGAAGATAAAGAAAAGATTATACAAGACTTAAAAAATATATTGCTTGGATATAATTATACTTTACAAGATGATGATAAACTATTTGATATTATTTTACCTAAAAACTTACAAAATCTTAAAAATATATTAAACAGAGAAGAAGTACCAAATGAATTATATTATGTATTTCTATGTAGATGTGTAGGTGATTTTCTTAACACCAAATATTCCACAAATACTTTGAATATAGATACTCTTAACTTTGAGCCAATGTTAGCCTCACTTACAGAGGGTGGAGTTTCTATGAGTTTTAAGGGTAATACTAATCAAGAAACTTTTTCAAATGTAATACAAGGACTAATGAACTATGGAAAGCAAGAAATATATAGATATAGATTTGTGGGGTGGTAATTATGTTTGATTATGCTAGGAAAATACTAGAAAAAACATACACTGGAAAATGTAATATATATGGTACTGAACTATTTACAGATGAAAATGGAATAACAGATGAAAGAGAAGGGGTATTAGTTAAATCTGATATCCCTTGTTTCTTATCGTATGAAAGTAATCCTGTAGCAATTCAAGGGGATTATGGAATAGCAACATCTGTAATAAAATTATTTTTAAGTCCAGATATAGAAATTTCTCTAAATTCTGATATTGAGGTAACTCAAAATGGAATCACAAAGAAGTATAAACATAGTGGAGAAGTAGCAATGTATAAAACACATCAGGAAATTACTTTAGTTAGTGAAAGGAAAGCCTAATGAAATTAAATATTGATCTTTCTGAATTTAAAAGATTTACTAAGAAAAATGTAAAGCAATTAAAAGAAAACTATGATAAAGCTATTGATGATTCTTTGAATGAGTTAGGTGGAAGGTTATTAAATAAAGTTATCAGAAAAACTCCTGTTGGGAAAAGTATAAAAGGGTTTAAATACTTTGGAGATAAAACAGGAGAACTTGCAAGATATACAAAAGGTAAAAATAAAGGCAAGTATAAAACTAAAACTGTTATTAATCACATAGGTGGAAATTTAAGAAGAAGTTGGTATGTGTCTAAACTCATAAAGAGTAATGATAAAAGGTTTATTACTCTTTATAATGTAGCAAGATATGCTATTTATGTAGAATATGGGCATAGACAAACACCAGGTAGATTTGTACCAGCAATTGGCAAAAAATTAAAAGCTAATTGGGTTAAAGGTAGGTTTATGATGACTAATTCAGTAACTGAAATAAATAAGATTAGGCAAGCAGTATTTTTAAAGAATTTAGTTAAATATATGGAGGATAAGGAGTAATGAAAGTTTTAAATAATATAGCAAAAGCTATTACAAAAAATTATCCTGGTAAAAAAATAAATATCAATGATATAACACAAGGCTTTGAAATTCCTAGCTTCACATTACAATTAGTTAATCATAGGGATACCACAATAGCAGGTGTTAAATTTAATAAAGTTTATACTGTTGATATTATTTATCATGGCGAGAAGGACAAAGATATATTCCAAGTAGCAGATGAATTAATTGATAAAATTACTCTTGATATTAAGGATTTTAAAATTTTAAATTATGAAATTGAAATAATTGAAAAAGAAGCTCATACAATTGTTGAATTAATGGAATGTAATATCAAAAAAGTTAATCTAGAAGATGATAATTCATTCTATTCTAAATTGAAAAAGGCAGTTGAAAAGATAAGTCAAAAAAAATGTGATTTCATTAATATGGACCTTACAGGAGTAGATTTAAAGCAAGGAATATTTATAATTCAACCTCAAGAATTAAGTGCAGAAACAATTAGTATTAATCATAAAAAGCAATATGATAGAACTATAAATCTAATTTATCTTGAGGATAATTATTTTAATATAATGCCATCTATTAGTTGGTTTGAAGAACAAATGAAGTTGCTATGTGAAGATTTGGAATTAAGAAAAAGTTATATAAATATGGATTATTCAGTAAGTTTTAATTATGGAAATGATGATGAAATTTATAGTGCAATAGTTAATATTAATGCTGAATTAACTGTGAAAGAGAGGTAAATATGGATATACAATTTTTAGTTGGAAAACAAACTGCAGAAGGTACTGCTAAATTAACTGGATTAAATCAATTAGATTGTACAAATTATGGTGTAGTACCTAAAGTAAATAAAACAACAAGTAAAGCAATAGGTGCTGGAAGATGGGAAAGAGATGGATTTGTATCAAAAGTTGAAGTTAATGGAGATTTAACTATTGAAGCAACAACAGGGCAATTAGAAATATTATTAGAAGGAGCAGGATTCAAAGGAACAAAAAGTGGAAAAAACCAAGATTTTTTACCTGGGCCATTTGATAATTTCTTAACACTTATTTCAAATAATATTGAAGATGACATAGCAGAATATGCTCAAGATTGTTTAGTATCTAGCTTAAAAATAAGCACTCAAATGGAAGCATTTGTAAACGTAACTGCTAATATTCTAGGTAAAGAACACAAGGTACTAAATAATAAAATAAATGCTACTCCTGTTGCATTAAAAGGAGAATCATTAATTTGCCTAGGGGCTATTATAAAAGAAACTTCAACAGATATGACTGCAAAAATAGAATCAATAGACATAAATATTGATAATAAACTTGAAGGAAAAGGTGCTTTAAATACAGTCTATACAACTAAAATTAGACAAGCTGATAGAGGAACAGTTGGGCTTAATTTAACTTTCAATAGTTTTGATAAAGATAGTTATAAAAGTGCTTATGAAATGCTAAGAAAAAATACATCTTATGTTGTAGAAGTTACTTTAGCAGAAACAACAGATCCAACAAAAATAGTTAAATTAGAATTTCCAAATGTAAAAGTTTCAAATGTTGAAGCAACTAATTTAGATGGTGCTGGTGGAATGACAAAAGAATTAACTGCATATTATGATAAAGTATCACAAACACCAGTTAAAATAACATTTGAAAATTACCATGATGCATAAGGAGTAGGAAATGAAAAAAGAAAAAACAGAGGATGTAAAAGAACCTATTGAAGAAAAGAAAGTTAGTTATATAGTTAACTATGGAAAAGATGGAGATATTATAGCAGTTGAAACAGTTGGAACATTTAGAAATATGATGAATTTCTATAATAAACCTCGTGAAACTGTTAGAGTTTTATCTGATGCAAAAGCTTTTGAAACTGTTAAAATTCATTATACTTTTGAAGAAATGCCAGAATTTGAGTTATTATTGGCACAAACTTTAAAGATTACTTTAGAAAATAAAGAAGTGGATAAAACAGCAGAAAATTTAATGAAATTCTTTGATAAAGAGCCTCATACTTTTCAAAAAATATTAGATGAAATAATGAGGAACTCTGAAAATAGGGGTTTCAAGATATAGAACAAGTCTACTATAAGGCTTGTTCTTTTTATATGAGAGGACATAAAGCAGCCAATAAGGATAAATATCAGAAAATAATTAATGATATTCATAGGTATAATATGTACTTTGAAACTAAAGGTATGGATAGTTCTTATTATTATATTCATAGATTACCATTAGATAAAGGTTATGATGATCATCCTTATTGGCTTATTGAAAAAATCAATTTTATCTTAAGAGTAACAAATAAAATTTATTCAGAAATGAGAAAAAGGGGAAGTTAATATGAGTGATAAGAAATTAAAGACAGTTATAGAAGTTGTTGATAAGTATTCAAAAGAATTAAAAGACTTCTCTAAAAAAATAAATGAAACAAATGATGAGTTAAAGAAACTACAAGATAATTTTGGAAAAGGTAGTGAAGGGGCTAGAAAATTAACAGATTCATTAGGAATGATTAAAAAAGTAGGAGTTGCAGCTGCAGTTTTCTATGTAGGAAATAAAATAAAAGAATTAGGAACATTTGCAATAGAAAGTGCATCTAAAATGGATGAACTAGCAAACGTTACTCAACAAGTTTTTGAATCTTCTACAAAAGAAATTGAACAATGGGCGAGAACTATTGATAAGGAAGTAGGTAGAAGTATTTACCAAATGCAAAATTTTGCTAGTGTATATGGTTCAATGTTTAAAGGTGCAGGATTTGATACTTCATTTTTTAAACAAATATCTAAGGATTTAGCAACTTTCACTGCTGATTTTTCTTCTTTCTTTAATGTTACTGATGATGAAGCCTTTACAGCAATAAAAGGAGCATTAACAGGAGAAACAGAAGCATTAAAAAGATATGGATTAATTTTAAATGATACTACTATGGCGGAATATGCTTTATCTAAAGGTATAAAAGAAAAATGGCAAGAATTAGATACAGCAACAAAAATGCAACTAAGATATAATAAGTTAATGGAAATGACTACATACATTCAAGGGGATGCTAGTAGAACTATTGATGGATATGCTAACTCATTAAAGAAAGCAGAAGGATTAATAGATAATATTGCAACAGCTATGGGGCAAAAACTATTGCCATTTGCTACTAAAGTTGTTCATATGTTTAATGGAATAGCAGAAGCTGTAGATAACATGTTAAGTAAAAAATCAAGCACTGATTATTTATTTGATTTTGTAAAAGAAAAACAAAATCTAGATGATTTAAAAAATAGATATGTAGAATTATCAAAAATGTATCTTGAAGGCTTAGGAACTCCCGAAAGTGAAAGAGAAAGAAATGAAATATATGAAAGATTATTAGCTATGTATCCTGATTTAATTGGTAAAATAGGGAAAGAGGCAGAAGCTTATTATAAAGTTGCAGAAGCCATTGAGGTAGTTATAAGACAACTAAAAGAAAAAGCATTGGCTGAATACGCTAGTGATAAATTTAAAGAAATTATTGCTGATACAGATAAAGATTTAAAAACTGTTCAAGAAAAGCAAAAAGAAAGAGAAGAACAGAGATTAAGATTATTAGCAGAAACTGGAGTTGATTATAGTAAAATAAGTCCAAGAAAACTAAAAAAAATAAATCAACTTCATGAAAAAGCTGCTAATGGAGATGAAAAAGCACAAGAAGAGTTAGGGAAATTAACTAGAAGATATGGTGGTGGAACAAAAAAAGGATTTGTTAAAACTGGAAGTGCAGGGATAATTGAATATGCTAATGATGAAAAAACTAGAAAAAATATAAGTGATGAAGCTCAAAGAAAAGCAGAGGAAAATTTAAAAAAAAGAACTGCTGAATTTGAAAGAGGCTATAACTCATTAGCAAATACTTTAGATGTGGTATCAAATTCAAATTTAAGCAAAACTTCTACAACAAGAGAATTTGAAAGAAATATTAAAGAGTTAAAAGGAAAAGTACAATCAACTAAAGATAAATATAAAGAAATAAATGAATTGGATAAAAAAGCAACTGAAAATGCAGAACAAATATTATCTAATTGGAAAAATGGTAAATATAATAATGCTAATTTAAAAGAACTAAAAGAAATTCATAAAAAAATAGTAGCTTCTGGAATAGATCCTGTTACTGCTTCTGAAATTCATTCTAAAATAACTCAATTAGAATCTCTTGAAGGAAAAACAGGGAAAGTAGCTAAAGCAACTAAGGCTATAAAAGGTCATAGTAAATCAATAGCTAAAGATGTTAAAGATATCTATGGTGCATTTCAAAAAGATATGCAAAATCAGATAAACTATGATGATATTATAGGAACTTCTGATATAGATAAAATCAAAAATCAAATAAGTATTTTAAAAAGATATATAAAAGAAGCAGTTGATAATGGAAATATTGATTTAGCTAAAAGCTTACAAGTTCAATTACAAGAAAAAGAATTTAAGATAAAAAAATTTGATATTGATGAAGCTTTAGATAAAGTAAAAGAAAAATTAGAAGATTTAGAAATAAATTTAAAAAAAGGAAAAATATCTGAAGAAAACTATCATGAGGAAAAAGCTAAAATTCTTGGAGATTTAATAAAAACATATGAAAAACATAATATTGACTTAGAAAAATTATCAGAGGAAGATGCTAATTATTTAAGAGAATCAATTGAACTAGCAAAACAAAAGAAAAAAGCATCTGAAGATGAAGTAGAACATTTACAAGAGATAGCAATTAAACTAAAAAAAGTAAACGATTTAATTGATAGTGTAAATTTATTAGCTTCATCTTTTTCTCAATTAGGACAAGTTTCAGGAAGTAAAACAATAAGTAATATAGGAAGTGTATTAGGAAATTTAGCAAACATTGGAACATCTTATAAAAATTTCGACATGAAATCAATAACAAAAATGTTTTCAGGTGGAATAGAAAGTTTTACTTCTGGAATAACATCTATAAGTTCTATTGTTGGAATAGCTACAGGAGGATTAAGTATTGTCAAAACTTTAGGTTCTGCACTAGGCTTTGGAAAAGGTAAAAAGAAAGCAGCTGAGATTGATAAAAGAAATGGTGAAAATAAAAACAGATATCAAGAACAGATAAAAGCTATGCAAACACTAACTGAAGCATTAAAAAGAAATAGTGAAATTGTAAAAAGTTTCTCTGATAAAATGCTTAGTGATATTTCTAAAAATCCAACACTCTCTTATATTTCTAAAGGAAATAGAAATATAGATTTATTTCAACAAGCTATGCTAAATAGTAAGCATTTCAATGATATATCTGCACTAGAAAAAGGTTCTTCAAGTTATAGAAAAGGATTTAGAAAAAAAAGAAAAGATACATATACTTCTGTAAATATTGGAGAAGCACAGTTATTAAAATATTTAGGTTTTGATAAGACCGAATTAGATACATTTTCTGATGGAGAAATAAGGCAATTAAATAATATTTTAAAAAATATATCTCATAATGATTTAGTAAAAGCTACTGGAAGAAACTTAACTGAATCTAATTTAGAAGAATGGAAAAATCAAATAAATGACTTTGTATCACAATTAGATTTACTGGAAAGAGAAAAGAAAGATTTATTTAGAGGTTCAACTCTTGAAAGCTTTACTGGAATAGATTATTTATCTGAAAAGAAATTAATTGAAGAATACACTGAGCAATTTAAACAAATGGGACTTGTAGGTGAGCAATATAACTCTACTATAAGAGAAATGGCTAAAAATAATCAAGTTTTAGTTACTGCTATGCAAGATGTGAGAGCTCAGACAATTGAGGGCTTAGCTAGTGGTAATGGTGGGTTTGTAACATCAATGAAAGGTTATTTTGAAAAAATATTTAAAAATGCAAGTTCAATTGCTTATGATGTAGCTTTTTCTGATTTGGATAGTTATTTTAATGAAGAATTTCAAAAAATTTCTGAAAAAATGGTTAATATTAAGAAAAGTGGAAGGCTAGATTTTAATGATTTGCTTACTGGAGTCGATTTTAATAAGTTAAAATTAGCTGAAGGAATAGAAACAGAAGCTAAAAAGTCTATTGATTCTATAAAACAATTTTTATTAAATAGAGGTATTGATATTTCTATTATTAATAAAATACTTCCAAATTCAGATTTTAATGACAAACTAAATGATATGAAAAATGCTTTAAGTACTGCAATGAATGATGCTCAAAAAGAAAAGAAATTTGATACTTTTTCAAAAACTTTAGGAGAGTCTTTATATGAAAGTACAAAAGCTAGTTTAATAAAAGCATTTTCTGAAAGTTCTGTATATCAAGGTTTAATATCTAAGTTTGTTAATACTCAAGATATGAAAGCAGAGATAGAGAAAGTTGGAACATTTGAAGGAGCATTTAACATCATCAAAAATAAACTAAAAGATTTTGGTTATAGATTAGAGAGTAATGGACTAGGTGGATTTGATGCTATAAATAATAAAGATAGCATTGAAAATCAACTAGGGAATGCTTATTATCAGGATAAATCTTCTAATGTAGAAATTAAAGTTACTAATAATTTCTATGAAAAAGTTTATGGAGTAGACGATTTAGAAGGAAGAATTTTAAAAAGTGTGAATATAGGTATAGAAGCTTGGAATAAAAAGCCAAAGGTAACACCATAGCACCATAGGAGGAATAAATGCAAAAGTTGAGTATGGAAATAGATAGCCATCTATATGTGGCTAAGATAACTAATATATCTAAAGACAATGATATAACAGAGTACATTGATAGTTGTAACATTACTTTACCTAAAGCAAATGAAATTTCTTCTATGGAAGCTAATTTTATTCTTGATGAAAAGTTAGTCGATACAGGAAATGAAGTTAAAATAGAAATTATTGATGAAGTTGGAAATATCTTATATACACTGGAAGGAATGGCAACTCTTGAAAAAAGAAATAAGAGTTATACAGGGAATGAAACCTGGACCTATTCTATAAAAGATAGTTATGAAAAGTTATTTGATAAGGTAGTACCTGAAACAATGGTTTTCTTTGACTTATTTTTTTGTAATGTAAATGATAAAAGTAATTCTTTACTTCATATTGTAGCAAATAAATTAGGTTTTAGAGAGGACCAGGTTGATTTTAAAGACATAATATTTAATGATGGGAGCTTAATAAGAGTTCCCTTTGTTTTATTTGAGCAAGATGAAAGATGGATAGATATTTTACAAAGATTTATAAAAGCTACTGATAGTATTTTATATATCAAGGATAAAAAGCTCTTTTCAAGACAAAAAAGTTTCAATATCAATGAGAATTTGAGACTCAATAAAACTAATATTATAACTGAAATTGAAGAGACTTTTAATTCTAATTTATATAATGGAATTCGTGTAACTTATGATAGATTTTTGAAGTTAGATAATCGTGTAGTATTTGATTTATCTCAAAAAATAATAGTTGATAAAAATAAACCTGTAGGCAGTCAAGATATTCAAAGTATGAAAATAAGTTATTCAACTTCCAGTGTTGCTAATCCTACTTTAACAAAAGCAACAGCTTATTATTTTACTAGAGAAGATGATGTAAGTACTAAAGTAGATATCTCACTTGTGAAAGGAACTCATTATACAGTTGAGGAGTGGAAAGAAACACAAGCAATAGTTAAGTTTTTTAATCCTTATCCTTATAAACTTTATATAGAAAACTTTGAAATAAAAGGGCTTCCACTTGTGAAATATCAAGATAATGAATCAATTATTAAAAATCTAAATATTATAGAGAAAAATCAAGAAAACTTTGTATCTATACAAAAAAATAGAGAAGTTCAAACTGAAAAACTTGCTAAACACATAGCATTATCTGAGTATAGAACACAGATATTAAATAATAAAACTTTTAATTTCAGCACTCATTTTTTAAAAGATATTGAACTAGGGGAAGTTTATAACTTAGAGATTGAAGATATTGATACTATTGTGAGAGTGACAAATATTCAAATATCTTTAAAACCAGCTGAATTTGAAATGAGAATAGAATGTAATTGTATTGAAAATGATGATAATTTTATATACTCTAGTACTTTATCAGGAAAAAGTAATAATAACTTTATAGATTTAAAATCTCTTGAAGAAAAGATAGATGAAAATAGTAAAAATCTAAAAGTTTTAGATAGAGATGTAAGGTCAAAATTATTTAAACAGAAAACAGAACCTAATTTAGCAGATGTAAAAGAAAATGATATTTGGCTTAATCCTGATACAAATGTCTGGAAGAAATTTTATAATGGAGTATGGAACTCTATATCTGAAACAGAAATTTTACCATCTATGAAAATGTATAACTCTATTGATGGAAATATTATAAAACTACAAGGAACAGCTGATAAGGTTGGAGCATATCTCTTAAATGAAGGAGAGAAATTTGGTAGTCTTAATGGAGAACTTGCTCATGTAACTTTTGATAAATTAGGACAATTCGAAGCAGAAAATCCTAATAATAGAGTTGCTTTAAATATTAAAGACCCAGCTAATCCTAGTGTAGTAACTTCTCAAATATTATTAGGTGTTACTGATATTACAAATGAAAAATACAAAGATGTATCTTTTCAAGTTGGAGATGAAGCAACAGGACATTATATACAATTTAAAAATAATCAAGCAAGAGTTGTAGAGAATGGAAAAACTATAACAGATGTTAATAATTCATTAGAAAATGGAGATTTTACTATAACTGGTAGAACCAATTTTGATGGTTCTGCTAGGTTTATTAGTCGTGGAACAAATGAAGTTATAACTATTGCTAATGGTGCTATTGATTTTTACAGAGATGGACAAAGACTAACAAGAATTAAAAATATTAGATATGGGACCATAGCAACTGATAGTTCTGGAAGTGGAGTTGTGAATTTTGAAGGTTTTAAGCAACCTATGATAGTCCTTCCAACTATAAAATCTGCAAATTTTGGTAAGAATATGGCAAGTATATTTTGTTATGCTGAGCATTTAGGTGGAGTTTCATATCGTTTCTTTATAGGAGGAACAAATGAAAACTATAGAGATGCTAATGCTATTAAAGTTATGGGGACTAGTTGGAGTGCAACTAATGTATTTGCTACAACATTTTTAAGTATAACAGGTTATTTAGAAGGGAAATATTTTAATGATGTTTACAGAAAACTTGGAGTAAATATAAAAGAAACAACAAAGAATGGGGAAAGAAAAGCAATCTTAAATGTTTTAAAAGTACCAACATTTAATATAAAAGTTAAAAGAAATGGTGAAGTTATTTTTGATAAGAATTATTCAATTAATATAAGTCATAAAGAAAACCCTTATAAAGTTGAGTATAGTATAAATCCATTAAATATTGATGCAAATTTTAATATTCTAAAAAAATTTACAAACAGAACAAATATTACTTACACTCTAGAAATTACAATTTTAGAAAGTAACTTAGAAGTAAGTGGAGAATTTTATAGGGCATATGGAAGTGATAGTGGAAAAGATGCACCAGGAATAAATTATGAATATTATCAATATAGAGGTGTTATATACAGTATAAACAATTCATCTTTTAGAAACTTATCAATAACTGCAAGTGCAGAAACTTCAACTATATCATCTGCAACTGGAAGTGGAGAAGTGCAATATATAGCAATGGAGGTAGATTAATATGTTTTTTTACTTAAGTAAAGAAAGTTTATTAAATGGAGAAATAACTATTGTATTTAAGACAGAAAATCAAATACATAACTATAAAGAAATAACAAATTTTGGAGAATTAGTAGAGTTTAAAGGAGAAAGTATTCCAGCTGTTTGGGAATATTCTGAAACAGAAGATGTAATGTATAGCATAGAAGATAAGCCTAGTCCTTATCATATTTTAAAAAATAAAAAATGGATAGTTGAAGATAAAGAAGGCTTTAAAGAATATTGTTTTAATAATATAGATAATATAAAACAAGAGATTCTTGAGTATGGTTTTGATTATGAAATTACTAATGGAGATAAACATAGACAGAGATGTCGAGATAATGATATAGCAAAAATGGTAGCTACTGTTGTATCACTTCAATTGGCAAAATCACTTGGTTTAGAGCAAAAAGTAACATGGTACTTTGAAGATAATATAGGAATGACTGTTGAATTATTAGAATTAGGTAAATTAATGCTTTTTGGAACAACATTCATTCAAAGTGTCTATGACACTGAAAATTATTTCAAAACACAAAAAGAAATCAAAAAAATTTCTAAAAATGAATTTGAAATAAAAAGAAAAGAATTACATATAAAAATAGCAGGAGGTAAATAATGGAACATATAACAAATGTTTTAGTTTATTCCAATAGATGTGAAGTTCTAGATAGTCATGTGTTTACAGTTGGAGATAAAGGTTTTCCACATATAAGGCTAAAGTTTATTTATATGTTTGGGGCTGAGACTTTGCTAGGAAAACAATTAGAACTCAAATATATACTTCCTGATAAAAGTTATCAGATTGAAAATATAAATGTAACTGAGAAAGATGAAGTATTATTTCCTATTCATTATAGTGTTTTTGTTAATGGTGGTTGGACTACTCTAAAAATAACTATTGTTGAAGGTGCTAACAGAATAACATTAGACGACATAATTATAAAGACTAAAAAACTAGAAGCCGAGCAAGAGTTCCAACATAAAGATGTTAAAGCTATTGTTCAAACTGAAATAACTAAAATATCTAAAAAAATAAAAGAATTTGAAGAAGAAACAAAAACTGAATTAAATACTCTAAAATCTAATTTATCTCAAAATCTAGAAACTGAAAAAAATAGTAACATTGAAGCATTAAAAGAAGCATATAACAATGAAATTAAAAAATTGGATGGAGATGTTAAAAAAGTTGTAACAAAATATTTGAAAGAAAATACTGATAGATTTAATGGAGAAATAACAGCATTAACTAATTTAGTAAATAATAAAGAAAATGCTTTTAGTAAAAATACGGCCTTTAATAAAAATTTTGGAACGACAGTAGATACAGTTTTGGAAGGTAATAAGTTAGATGAAATAAACGATAAATTTAAAAGTGTTAACAATGAAATAAACGATAAATTTAAAAGTATTGCTGGAGGAAAGATAAATTTTAATTTTATTCAAGATGCTGGGGAGAAGTTTCAATGGGAATACTATTTAGATAAGCCTTCAGGAAGGCTGTATAGATGTATAAAAAAGACATCTACCACAATCAATACGGCTGAATATTTTGAAGATGTATCAATAAACTCTATAATGAATAAATTTGAAAGTTTAAAAAGAACTCAAAAGGTTTTATGGCGTGGTGCTTCAAATGATCTTCCATTTTATATTACAAATGCTAGCCCTCATTTAACTTTTAATAATGTACACTCAATAACAGTAATAGGAAATGTTACTTGTACATTACCAAATGCTATTTTAAAATCTTTACCTATCAATGAAGAACTTGTCTTAGGACTTGACAATGGGGTTAGATCAGATGGAGTATTTTATTTTAAAAAAATAAGTGATATTTATGGAATATTTGGAACAAAAGGAGTTACAGAAGATATTGGTTATGCAGGTTATAATACATTAATTATAGAATATTAGAATAAAATTAGAGGTAGTTTAGTATAGCTACCTCTTTTAAAATGTGTTATATGACTTGCTATGAGGTCATTTTTTAAAGGAGGTATATATGTTTGTTTTATCACAAGCAAGCTTGGATAAATTAAAAGGTGTACATCCAAATTTGATTAATTTTTTTAAAGAATTAATTTTAATAAGCCCTTGGGATTTCAGAATTTTAAGAGGTGTAAGTACACCAGAAGAACAGAATAAATTGTATCAGCAAGGTAGAACTATAAAAGGATTTAAAGTAACAAATTGTGATGGATTTAGAAAAAAGTCTAATCATCAAATCAAATATGATGGTCTAGGTTATGCAGTTGATATTGGAGTTATAGTTGATAGAGTTTATAAAGGAACTTTGAAAGACTTCCATTATTACCAAGATATTTACAATATAGCTAAAGATAAAGGGCTATTGCAAAAATATAATATTGAGTGGGGTGGAAATTGTTGGAGAAGTTTTAAAGATGCTCCGCATTGGCAAATTAATGGAGCCGATAAAATAAGTTTTAGATAATAATTGTCTGGCCAGACAAAAAAATTTTAAATTATTAGGAGGTAGTAAGTATGGAAAAAGAATTATTGTGGAATGTGTTAGGTTATGTTGTATCATTGGTAGTTTATTTAATTCTAAAGTGGAGATATGAAGGGAGAGAAGCCTTAAATAGAGAAGCTATTGAACAAGAAATATCTATAAAAGGTAAGGGACTTGGAGAACTTAAAAAGAAAGCTGTACAAGAGTTTATTTCTAAATTGCCAAAACATTTGAGAATATTCATAAACGAAAATACAATAGATGCTGTAGTAGCTGAATTACAACCATTATTCAAAAAGTTAAAAGATGGAAAAGAGTAAATTAAATCTAAGATTTTTATCTGATGGTAAAGCAATGCTACTAGATGATTATATCTATGACATCAATGGCTATCAGATAAAAGTCTTTAAAGGTTTTATAACAGATGGAGCATCTATTCCAAAATGTCTACAATCTATTTATAATCCTTTTGGAAAATGGATAAAAAGTGCTGTAATTCATGATTATCTATATTCCAAATATAATAACACTGGTATAAATAGAAAATTAGCAGATAAGATTTTTTATCATATTATGAAAGAAACTGAAGTAAATAGTAATACTAGAAAAAAATTTTACAAAGCTGTAAGATATTTTGGTGCAATGAGTTGGCAAGATAAAATAGAAAACGAAGGATATAAAGACCAGGCAATAATAGATCATACTAAGGAAGCAAGAGAATATTATAACTACTGGAATAGAATTTTAAAAATATAAAAAGGAGGCGAGTATGTTTGCAATTACACAAGAACATTTAAGCTTCGTTGGTGGAATCATAGCAATAGCTGCTTTTATAAAAGGAATAACAAACAGTATAGATAACAAAATTGAAAAAAATAATCAATATTTAGAAAATCTTATTGATAAGAAATTAGATATAATTGTCTATGAAACTAATAAGAAAAATTTTGAACAATGGAGCAATGAAAAAGATAGAATCATTGAAGAAAAAATTTCTAAAATAGAAAACTCTTTTAAAAGTGATTTGCACGAGATAAAGGAATCCTTAAAAGAGATAAATCAGCATATGTTAAATTGTAAAAAATAATGGGCTACCCTCTTTTTTTTATTAAAATATTAAATTAGTTTCAAGAAAAATCAAGTTATAAATTTCGGTAGTTAATTGAGTAAGTTTCAACTGAGAGCGGATTGAAGAGTTTTAGAGGTAAAGATGGACTATATAGT